GGCTATTCTACCAAGGTGCAGAAAAGGCGGGACAAAACCTTAGCGGTAAGTTCAACAAGATGATGGATTCTATCACCGAGCTTGCTCTGAAAGTATATGAAGCTATTAGCCCTATGCTTGGCCCTTTGGTAGACTTTATGTCCGCCGTCTTTGAGAGTATAGGGGGAGGTATAGGTTGGCTTATTCAGAAGTTTCAAGAAGGGAATCCCGTTATATGGGGTATTGCAGGAGCTATAGGTATATTCACCACAGCATTGATACTACACAACACCTATACAGCTATTGCTACAGCTTGGCAAAATAGGCTTACCTGGGCAGTGATTAAGACGAACCTAGCCTTTTTAGCTAATCCTATCACATGGGTAATAGCTGGTATTATAGCTCTTATTGCTATGATTGCCTATTGTATTGTAGGGGTAAGTGGTTGGGGTAAGGCGTGGGAATATACCATACAAGGCATGAAATATAGTTGGGAGGCTTTTATCCTTACTTATCAGGCTCATTGGAATACAGCAGTCAATGCTTTTATGGCGGGTATAGATGCCTGTAAGCTTGCTTGGTATAAGTTCAAAGAAGCCGTTGGTTTAGGTGATAGTACCGAGAATCAAGCGATGATTGCCAAGATACAAAACGACTTGCAGGAGCGTGCCAAATCGGTCACAGAGGGCTATAAAAAAGCAGGTGAGGCAGAGACTAAAGCTAAAGAAGCTCTTGGCAAAGCGTGGGACTCTTTAGAGTTTAAGAGCTTTAAGGAGGTAAAAGACGGACTAATGGGCAAGCTGGGTATGAAAACCGAAAGTAGTTCCATGCCAGGGATAAGCCCTATTACGGGAGATGCTACAGCTACCACAGGAGAAGGAGCTAAGACCAAAGACAACATTGTATCAGGAGGTACCCGACAAACACATATCAATATACAAATAGGCAATGTAGGCACCGATACTAAGGTATATGTATCGTCCGTACGTGAAGGAGTAGAGAACTTTGGAGCAATGGTGAAAGAGGAACTCCTCAGAGCAATTAATAGTATAAACCAGTTGCAGACAAGCTAATGAAAGATATACTCATAGATGACAACAATGACCTACGCTTATTGGCAGGTGATTTTGAGGTGGGGTACTCTGATAACCAACAACAAAAGGCTATACTCACTACTGAAAAGGGAGAATGGAAAGAACACCCAGAAGTAGGGGTAGGCATCGCCCAAATGCTCGCCGATGACCTATATACCGAAGTACTCATCGAAATAAAGAAACAGTTGGAGTATGATGGTATGCAGATTAACGATGTAGCCCTAAGAGAGGGCGGCAAGTTACTAATTGATGGCCAATATAATTAATCTATGGCACTAAACAAAGAACAACTCAAACAAGGCATTATTGACCTTCATCAGGATATGCTTACCAAAACCAATGACAGTATAGAAGAGTACGCCGAACGCTTAGCAAGCCTTATTGATACATTTGTTTAAGGTGGTGAGGTAACAATAGCCTCTGGTATCAGTGTAACCACAGCAGGTACAGCCGCCTCCCAAACGGGAGCTACTACCAGTGTAGGAAAAGGAACAATTAATTAAAAAACACATTCATAATGGAATGGATAACAGAAGTACTTAAAGAGCATTTTGGCTCGTTTATCGGAATGGTATTATCGGGCTTAGCGGGTTGGTTTTTTGGGCGACCAAAGCAACAAATGGAGTTACAGACCAACGAATTAGACAATGTGGATAAAGCGGTGAAGATATACCGAGAGATGATAGAAGACTTAGGGGCTAAGTATGCCAATGCAATTGAGGAACTCAAGAAAGCCAATGCCCGCATTAAGGATTTGGAGGCTTCCGTAGAGGAACTTTTAGCTGAACTTAAAAAATACAAGCAACTCAATGGTAAGCGGTGATCCACTGCAGGCAAATAAATATGACAATAACAGTCCTACATAACCAGTCACTATTAGACCTCGCTCTACAGCATACGGGTACCATTGAGAGTATCTTTGAGTTGGCTGTACTGAATGAAAAGAGCGTTACCGATGATATGGTAGCAGGAGCTTCTCTTAATGTTTCTACTCTTTCAGTAGGAGCAAGAAACAAAGATATATTAGCCTACTATACGGCTAAGAATATCCAACCTGCTACGGCTTTCACCAAAGAAGACAAACAAGTGTTGGAACGCCTTGAAGGTATCAGCATTTGGGCAATTAACTTTGATTTTGTAGTAGGAGGCTAAACTACTGACAACTAACCACTAACCACTGAACAATGGCACGAAGCATACAAGAAATACAAGAACTCATCTACCAAGCAAAGACACAAGAGCCTGCCCTTAATGAACTCAATAGCACCTCCAAAGTAGCTATATGGCGCTTGTGGGTGTACATCATAGCTGTAGCAATATGGAGTTTGGAAAAGATTTTTGACCTACACAGGGCGGATATAGATAGGAGAATTGCCGAGCTTAAACCAGGTACAGCTAAGTTGTATCATAGCAACCCCTTAGCCTTCCAATACGGCTTTGATTTGTTGCCCAATAGCGACAAGTTCAATAATCATGGAAGAACAGAGGAACAGATAGAAGCGAGCAAGGTAGTCAAGTATTGTGCTGTCACTGATGCCCCGACTGAGAGCCGTATTGTGATTAAGATAGCTACCGATAATGCAGGTACGCTCACCCCCGTGACAGCTCACCAACAAGAGGCATTTAGTCGCTATATCAATGAAATCAAGTATGCAGGGGTCTATGTTACGATATTGAATAACCAACCCGATTGGCTCAAGCTCTCTATCCGCATTGTTCGTAACCCACTTATTCTGAACGAGAATGGAATGAATGTCAATTCGGGTCGGCAAACGGTAAAAGAAGCCATTAAGGATTATCTCAAGCGTTTGCCTTTCAATGGTGAGCTCTCCCTACAAGCTCTTACCGATGTTATTCAAGGGGTAGAGGGGGTCAAGGATGTGAGTATAGACCTTGCCCAAACTAAGTGGATAGAAGGAAGTATCTGGGGTAATTTCCAAGAGATAAATATAAGTCGCATACCCGAAAGTGGTTATTTTGCGGTGAATTTTGATACAAATAACGATACCAAAAGCACCATTACCTACCTATGAGAATCTTTGAACTCAATTTACGGAGGCTCGTGATCTTGCTACTGCCTACTTTTTTAAGAAAATCACGCCTTGTAGCTTGGTTACAGATACTTATTGCACCTTTGGAACAACTCCAATATAGCTTTAACCAAAAGCGGAATAGTGACCTGGTAACCCTCACTCATAACGGACAAAAGTGCTATCTAAGGAAGATTCTCAATGATAGTTTTGACCAAACATTAAGGCGTATCCGTATAGAGGATATGACCCACTTTAAGGCGCTGTATATCTATACGGAGGCGGAAAATCAACCTGTATATTTAGAGGAAAAATACCTATATACCTCGGGAGAAATGCAAGTGAGTGGGGTGAATTTCTCTGTACATATACCGAAGACATTACGAACAAGAAATGTAGAGATTAAAGCCCTTATTGAGGCTTACAAGATAGCATCTAAAAGATATATAATCATTTATGAATAAAATCAACTTTGACAACACAGGAGGGTTTCCCTTAGGTGCCTATACCCTCAAATTTATGCAGCAGAGCTACCAACTATTCAATGCTTTGGGAAATATAGCGGGTAACCTAAGTATTCTTTCGGGCTGTGATCGGGTAGGTCGTAGCATTACCGATGGAGTGGTATATATCAATGGCGAGGTGCTTCCCTTCAAAGGAGCTCCAATATCCGAAAAGGTCATTATTGTAGAGACCACACGGAAACGAATATTCAAGGACGGCGTAGAGAAAGCCGTAGAATATACCCGCTATGCTACTTTTGGCAACAGCGCAAGTGGATACCCCTGGGCAAATTTTAAACGGCCCTTAAACAACCAACAAATAGAAGCCCAATCCTTCACTAATGAAAATTCCTTACTAAAGAGATTGGAAAAGCTAGAAGAGCGAGTAACAAAGACAGTACCTATAGGGTTGGTAGCGATATGGGGAAAACCAGCTAACATACCTATTCCTGAAGGTTGGCGAGAATACGTACCCCTAAGAGGTAGAATGCCCATAGGGTACGATAGCTCCGATACCGATTTTGGCCGTATAGGTGCAGAAGGAGGAGAAAAAACACATACCCTAACCATAGACGAAATACCAAGCCATAGCCATAAACAAGGTAGTGAGAGCCTATACAATTTCTACGGAGGAGGGGAACTTATAGGAAATAGAACTTACCCCTTAGAAAGAAATGAATCCTATAAAAAACAAAACACCTCAAAAACGGGAGGAGACCAGCCGCACAACAACATGCCTCCTTATCGTGTCATTAAATATATAGAATTTGTCGGCTTCTAACTAAAAACCATTAACACAATGATTACACCATTATCAACTTTGAAGCGTTGGTTTTCAAACTTTATGAAGCCTAATCAAGAGCACTTTTGGGCGATATTTGACAGCTTCCGCCATAAAAGTGAGAAAGTCCCTATGGAAGATATAGACGGGTTAACTACGGCTTTAGAGGGTACCGCTTCTGCGGAGCAGCTACAAAATCACTTAAGAGATTCCCATGCCCATAGTGGACTATTTGACCGAAAAGTGGATAAGGAGGCAGGAAAAACCCTTACCTCAAACGATTATACCAATGAGGAGAAACACACCAACCAAGTCAATGCCCAAAAGCGTGTTGTGGGTCTTACTGTAACAGGTGATGTGGATAAAATTATCACCATAACCTTTGCCGATAGCACTGTCTTACAAGCCCCCTTTACAGACAATAATACATTGCCTGAGAACTTAGCAGATATCAAACTCAACTCCCTTAACTTCAATAACCAGACAGGAGTACTCACAGGGCTTCGATCAGATGGACAACAACTTACTGTGAACCTTGACGGCCGCTATGCACTCAAAGGACATACTCATCATTGGGATGATATTGAAGGAAAGCCTAGTCTGAATTATCTACCACTGGTAGGAGGTACTCTAACAGGTAATGTTGTACTGACCAATCAAGCTATATTTAAGAAGGGGAACCCTATATCTGGGTATATAGTGGATTGTTTTGCAGCTAATAATAATACCAATAACAAAACGAATCCAATCTATGTAATAGGAGAGAATTATAAGCCCACGGATGATGCTCTTGCTACCATGTATGGGATTGGATATACTACTAACAATGCTAAATTTATTAATGGCGAAGACTTAGGTTTTCCAGCGGTCAATGGAATATCAGGATGGGGCTTATATATAGCAGCCGTTGGGAAAGCTAGACATTTCCTAGATGCAAATACAGGCAACTCTTATCAATTTGGCGACTCTCGTGCCAATGGATTTATTAAGAAAGGTAGCTCCAATGATTATGTATTACTTGGTGGAGGTGGTCATAAAAATATGTCTGAAATTCTCCCTACTCATATATCAGTTAAAAATAATGTAATCTGTAACCACTCCCATAATAATTCTGTGATATTCATAGAGAACAATTTAGCTATTCAATTGAAAGACTTAGCCCATTTGGATTGTGTATCGTTCCGAAAAATATATGCAGGAGGTGCTGTTACCTTCAGCTGTACTGGCAAGACGATTATCTACACGGGGGATAATGCCTTCAATGGGGGTGATGGCTCCACTGCTGTGGTAAGTATATGGAATAATAAGTGTTACATAGATATACGGAATGTATAATCCCCCTAACCCCCGAAGGGGGAATAAATGACAAGTGACTAATGACAAATTACTAATAAAATGAATGCGATACAATATTTTGATTGGGGGGGGGAGAAAATAGAGCCTATTTACCCTTATTTTGTAAGTGTGATTAATTCATGTTATAAATATAAAGAATATAATGTATGGAGTGAAAGAGAACCTGTCGTAGGCTTAAATAACTTAATTAGCGGAAATAAACTCATTTTTAAGAATTATGAAGGAAATGCAATAGGAATTTTAACCTGGACAAAATATGATAAAACAAGATGGGAAGATTGGCAACCATCTATCAAACTTTATAAAATGAGAGCTACAAGATTTCAGATTGTAGAAGATAAAAGCCGAATGATTGTTGATATAACGTTTGAAAATGATTTTTTTTATATACAATTTAAGAAGGAAATGATAAATAGAATAAACTCAGGAGAAACATTTAGTTTTTCTTTTATAGTATATGATGATGACAATAATAAAAAAACAAAATTTAAAATAATACTAACGCCTCAAATATGACACCAAAAGAATTTATCACAAAATTTCTACCCTATGCGCTGGAGACAGAGCGTAAGACGGGTATATCGGCGCTATTTATTAATATTTAAAATCAAAACACCATGAAAAAAAGCAAACGAACTATTAAGTACCTCGTGGTACATTGTTCCGCTACCCCTGAAGGGCGAGTACATACTGCTAAGGATATAGACCTATGGCATAAACAAAGAGGTTTTACCGAAATAGGTTACAACTATATCGTCCGCCTTGACGGGACCGTAGAAGAGGGCAGAGATGTCAATAAAGTCCCTGCCCACGTGGAAGGGCACAACTCCGATAGCATAGGGATATGCTACATTGGGGGCATTGACAAAAACACCTTACAGCCTAAAGATACCCGAACAAAGGAACAGAAGGAGGCTATTTTGGAGCTTTTAAGAGAGTTGAGAAAGTTGTACCCCGATGCAGTGATACAAGGGCACCGAGATTTTTTAGGAGTAAAAAAGGCTTGCCCATGCTTTAACGCTAAGGAGGAGTACCAAAATATCTAATCGTAAATTGTTAATTATGATAGAAGTAAAAGAATTAAAAAAAGAGTTGGAAAATTTACTTGCAGAAGTAGAACAGTTGCCACGTACAAGAGAACTATCCCTTGTTATTACCAAGTTAGAAGAGGGTCTTATGTGGCTTGAAAAGGAAATCAAAAAAAGTCAAAGTAATGTATGAGAAAGATTTTGTATTTACTATTAACCATTTTTTTGCTGATTGGTTGCAGAAGCAAGAAATCAAGCCGAACCGAGCTGAAAGAAGAGCAAAAGAGCGCAATCAAGGAGGTAAAAGACAGCTCCACTCACGTAGAAAAGTCCCAAAAGGTCTCTACTTTTGATCTTCAGCACTCACAATCTTACGAACTCACCCTTGAGAGTGATAGGGATAGCATGGGCAATGCTAAAGAGGTAGTATATCATCGTATCAGAGATGGCGACAACGAGATCATAAGAGTACAGGGTGGAAAGGTAACACTTAGAACAATAGATAACCTTTCTAAGAGCCTACAGCAGGCTGATAGTACTCTTTATATAGATAATAAGATAATCCAAAAATCCGAGACCAAAAACCAATACATAGAGCAATCTAAGCAGGTACAGAAAGAAGTTAAAAAAACACCTATTGCACTTATAATAGGAGTTTTATTACTTGGTGTATTTGCCCTGCTATTGTGGAGATTTAAGTTGTTTCGGTGAAGTTTAAACAGCTTTTAAAATGCTTTTAAAGCCTGCTAAAATAGGAGGATAGGCAGTAAAAAATGTCCTCCGCTTTTTAAATAGTTTCTCACGCTAAAATAAAA